AACACCCCAAACAATCTATCTAGAAAGCGCTGGAAGTGCGCAGGAACCAAGTCCCGGAGGAAGTAATGTCCCTATACAAAAACATCCAGAAAAAGCGCAAGAGAATCAAAGCAGGGTCAGGCGAGTCTATGCGAGCAAAAGGCGCTAAAGGGGCTCCCACAAATAAGGCTTTTAAGCAGGCCAAAAAGACAGCAAAAAAGCCCGTCAAAAAGAAATATTAATAGCACCAAGCTACCGGGCTACTATCCCTAATATCGACGTGGACGAAGCCTTTAGCAACGCCTACACCGGTAAAGCCCATTGCGCAGGCGTGCTTTATGATTGCCATTCTCTCCTGCCCGCCAGAGACCGCTATATCTGCTGCCAGCCCACTGCTGTGCATTCCCGGACCATTGGCCTTATGTCGCTCTAGGCTGTGGTTAGGGGACCTATAGCCGCTTGTCACAATAAAAGGAAAGCCGCAAGCCTCCCTAAGATGGTCTAGCTTCTTTATAAAGCGATCTTTCATCTCATTCTCGCCGGTTTCTTGGCAGTCGAAATCTGAGCGCTTAAAATATTTGTAACTCATTAAAATGTTCCTTTCCAGACTCTAAATTTATCGAACTCACCAGACAGCATCTTTTTGCGGATTATCTCCTTGCGCGCCTCGTTGTCATCAGCGTTTACACCAGCCTCTTTCATCCACTCTGTGATCATAAACATAGGAATCCTACCTACCAGCCTGTTTTCGCCTGTAACGCCAGCTCCAGAGTCTCTAAGGATGCGTGATTCTTCAAGCGCCGGGTTGACATCGTACTTACGCTCAATTGTAAATTTTTCGCCGTCACTATCAAAGTGTACGTTTTCTTTCATTCTTTTCATTTCATACTCCATAAAAAAGGGGGCCGAAGCCCCCTTAGTTTACTACATTTTTACAACTTACGAAGTAGACAAGTCGGCAACAATACCGTTTGCGGCTTCGTTCTTAGCAACCAAGGTAAGCTCAGTAAGAACCTGACGCTTAGTTGAATCGCCAGTCTTAGCCAGACCAACATTCTTGGTTGGGCGCAGTACGCCAACACACCACATATCAGACTGCATGATGTATACATCGCGTGAACGGTTCTCACGGCTTGGAGTAAACTCTACAGAACCCCAAGGAGTAACATATACGTCAACTGAGTTGTAAACAGTCTCGCTTGCCGCGTCGATGTTGCGACGTGAGTTACCACCACCAGTAAAGCCGAGGGCGATGTTCATCTGGAAAGGAGAGAGGTAAACCTTGTCAGGAGTACCGCCGTTAGTCCAGATAGACTCCATAACGGTGTCAAACTTGGCCTGAGTAAATGCCGCCTGAGTACCGTCTGTACGAGCGTCAGTACCATCACCAGTAGGAGCCGCGCCACCAGAGCCAATGCTTTGGTTGGTCTTAACCCAAGCGCCTGCACCAGCAAGTTCACGGGCAGTAGTGCTGTTGCCAGCTTCTCGCGCATTGTTCTCAAACAGCGCCTTCTCGATGTCAAGCTTCTGCTCACGAGCAATCTTCAGCGTCTGGTAAGCAATCTCATTCTTACGGCCTGCCTTATCTACTGACTCTTCAGTGTCAGCAATAGTTACAGCGTTCTTGAAGATCTGAGTGTAGTTACCCAAACGAACGGTAGCAACTGCCGCATCCGCCGAAGTGTCATCGCCTTCAATGTGAGCATTTGCCGCAGAAGAACGTAAGGTGTCAGTCTGCCACTCGTGCAAAGTGTTAGTTGCTTTAACCTTCTTACAAGCGCTGTAGAAAGGAGTGTCATCAGGAGTGATGTTATAGATAATATCACTCAGGTCTTCGCGAATGCCTTTCGCGTCATAGGTATCAAAAGTATTTGCTGGTTGTGCCATTGTATTATTCCTCAATCATTAAAGCTAAGGCGTCCGATACGGAGCCCGTGCGGGATAGTTTCTGTCGTTGTTTCTTACGCGCAGTAGCATTGCTATTAGACTTCTTAGATCCAGCCTTCACCGTTCGACTCTTACGTCTTTCCGGGCTTGCCTTCTCTACAGCGGCTTTCTTACCATCCATCAACTCCCGGTACAGCATCGCATCGTGCAAAACTCTAATTGCTCGATGATCCACTATCTGGGATATCTCGTCTGGCTCGTAGCCGTAAACAGTTGCTCCAGTGTTCATTAGCCTGTCTTTAATTTGACCTGCTTTTTTAGCATCCGAGAACTCAGGCAAAACCTTTTGAAGATTAGCCATTTCGTGCTGTAGGTATGCCTTCTGTGCCGCCTGTTGCGCCTGAGATTGTTGCTGAGATACAGCCTCCAATTTTTGCATCTGGTCTTGATATCCAACCATCTGCTCGTCATATTTCAGCTTAGCATCCATATAACCAATAGGGTCTGTCTCAAACAGTTCTCTCGATGGCTCCACAGGTGCAGAAGCTATCTCACCTTTTTGCGCCTGTTCATAAAGCTGTGCAATCTGCTGTCGCTCATGCAATAGGGCTGAGTAGACCGATTCGACTGTTTTACGAGCGTCTGCGGCTTCCTGCATTCCCTTTTGGATGTACTTTTGACCACTGTATCCGCGCTTCAAATCATCAAGGGTTACAACCTCGTTCTTGCCGTCTACTTTGACGGTGAACGTCTGTTGCTCTTGTTCTGCTTCAGCATTGTCAGTGTCTTGCTCATCCTCATCGGGCTCTTCCTCGCCCTCATCCAATTCTGACTCTTCATCGTCTGAATCGGGTTGCTCCTCTTCTTCACCCTCACTCTCTTCTTCACCTTCGCTTGGGTTGGTATCATCGTCCAGCTCAGCACTTACTTCCTGCTCAGCCTCTTCTGCTACTTCCTGCTCTGGCTTCAATTCCTCTTCAGGTTGAATCAGTGATGCAATAGCTCCCTCAATAGAGCCGTCGTTTAAAGTTTCAGTCGTTTCCACGGTACTAATCCTTCTGCTTTTTATCGAAAATCGCCTCGTCTGTAAACACAGTGTTAAAGTGATTCTCGATGTAGTTAAGCGCCTTGATTATATCATGCGCGTCTTTAATAGTCTCTATCTGAGACTGGCTGTTAAGGAACACGCTTGATTGCTGATCCTTAATCTCTTGAACGACTTCCTTAAAGGTTTCGTCGTTGCTTAAATTCCTAAACCTTGCCGCCTTGTCTTTTATGTTCAAAATCTACCGCCCGTTACAGCTTGTACGGGGGTGCTGTCTGGGTATCTAGGAGCCGCCTGCTCCGCTTTAATTCTTGCGGTGTCTACTGCGGTGCCGTACTTGCCCAAGATCTCTGCGGCGTCTACAAGCAGGTCCTGATCCATTTGATCGCGGTCCCGGTCATCTGCCGCTATGGCCTTCTGTGCGTCTATCTGAAGCTTAGCCATGTCAGAGGTAGCCTTAGCCTGCGCCTTGATCTGCTCTGCCTGTACATACGCCTCTGGTTGCGTTAACGCCTGTTGCTGTTGAGCCGCTTGTTGCTGTTGCTGTTGCATCATAGCCGCTTCTGTCTGCTGGTCCATAGGCAAGAAATACCTGTCGCTGTTTCGCAAACCGTTCATTGCCAATATATCTGACAACGTGTTCCGTATCTGCGTCATGCCAACAACACCGTTGCCCATACCGTAGGACTGGAATATCTGCATTTGAATCTGCAGAGCTTGTTGCAAAGCGGCCTGCTTTTGCTCTTCTTTTCCTGTGCCCAAACCTACGTTAACCCGGACGTCCATCTTTTTGTTCCAGACTCTAGGATCAACCGGCTGATAGTTTCCGCCTACAACGCGCATCATTGTCTGCTCATCGCAGTTTTCAATAACCAGCTTTAGCATCAGCTTGAACAGTTGGGTCATTCCGCCTTCTGCTATGTTCCTTGCCATCATCTCTATCTGACTGGCGCCGCCTTGCATGCTTGCCATAACAGCGGTTGCGGTGTTGGCTTGCAGGGCGTCAGGATTAAGGCCTAAGCTTGTTTTGCTTACACCTGTCTTAGCATCAATCTCTTGATCGTAATACTGTATAGCGCCCAATGTCTGGCCCGCTACAAACGGCACAGTCAAAGGCTGTATTGCGCCTCCCTGCTTAACCCGGACAATTCCGCCAATCTCATTGTTGAGAACATCGTCAATGTTTACCACCCCATCAACAATCTCGGTGCGCGGGTTGTTAGTAAGGGCAATGTTATCTAGCACCCCTCTAAGCAACGCAGTGCTACTGTCTTGGTCGTTAACGATTAGGTCAGCAATAGAGTTTCCGTAAAATGTGTGTGGCTCTGGGTCAATCTGAAAGTTAGCAAACGGTGCTACGCCAGTAAGCTCAAAGCTCAAAAGCTTATAGCTATCACCGCCTAGAACCAGCTTGTGCAACTGGGCAACACCCGTTCCGTCAACGTCAATCTTCATGTACGCTTCAGTGACCATAACTAGCCGCATAGAAGGATCTTGCTCGTTAGAGTCGTTGTAGCTGTCGTGATAGCCTGTCCGCTCAAACTCCTCCATGTCAGAAAACGAACCTGAATCATCAGCGCCGCCAAGCTCATATACATCTTCAAAATCAAAGCCCATCTCCACCAGCTCGCTGACAGTCATCTCTGTTCTGTGAGCAACGCAAAAAGCGTCTTCGATAGACGTGGCGCGTGAATCGATAAAAAAGTCTTCAGGGGGGACAGACTCAATTTTAAGCTCTCCCATGTCCTGCATTCTGATGATCTTGAGGTCATGGCGAGGAGCCTCTACCTGCATTCCCATCTGGTCTATTTCCATCTCGATGCGCGTAGTGTGCTCTAGGACCTCTACGCCATCATCGTTAACAATCGCTGTAAACTCCATGTCGTTTAGGTTGTTAAAAGTAAACGTCTCAGCATCAACTGAAGTGTCCCAGTAAGCCTTAACAATGCCGTTCTTTTTAAGCAGCGCATCGTGAAAGGCATCGTACAGAACCTTGTAACCCTTCAGCTCTTCAAACTTGTAATTAATGTACTTGGTCGCCTGCTCTGCAAACTGCACATCCTCTGGACCCATAGGGATATACTCAACAGCGTTGTCAGACTGCAGGAATGAGCGTATAAGGCTAGGTTTGATCGCCCGGATAGTATCGCGCACCTTTGTCGAAACTACGCTAGAACGGCCTTCTTCTTCGCCTATATCAACTCCGCCCTCGTAGTACCTTTGGGCTTTAAGTCGGTCAAACGCAATCTCTGACTCAACAAAGTCAACACAGTCCTCAACGGCTGTCCTCGCAATGTTTTCGATATCATCTCTGTCTAATGGTTTTAGTTCCATTTTTTATTCCTGTCCGGTTATAGGTGCTTGTTCTCTACCAGCGCCAACAAGAGCTCTTCTCGCAGTATTGGCTATAAACGCTTGTTTCGCTTCGGTTATCGGTGCGCCTTGCAGGGCTTCCTGTATATAGATTAGTGCGGCCTCTGCGTCCTTTCCTCGCTTTTCTGTAAGGGCGCGAACAATCTCCCCAAGCAGCTCATTTTGCTTGTCAGCATAAGCGACATCAGTAGCGCCTGTGAGGCTTTGTATTAATCCTTTAAGAGTTCCGGGAACCTCGCCTCGCTTCAGTGTCTCAACAACCCCACCCCTAGCTACATCCTCTACGTTTTTCGCAAACTGTTGCCTACCAGCCGTCTGAGAGCCTTCTCTGACCTGCCCTTGCAATTGCAATGCGCTGGCAACTTCATCCATTTTAGGGCGCAAAGCCGCATACCCTTCATCACCTAAAATCAACTTCATTTTTTTAACATTGTTTGGCGCAAACAACTCTGTCAATACTTTATTGGCCTGCTTGATAGCTGAATCACCACCCTGTAAAAAGCTAGTCCTAACCTCACCCATCATGTTGTCAATTTCTAAACGCAACGCTGTGCGCAAAGCATCCGAGGTAGGCTGATCAGCGCCTTTCACCAAACCTATCACATCCTCTACGGAAGTGGCTCTTCTTAAAAGCGCTCCACTTTGTGCCAGTGCGTCCGCCTCCCTAATTGTAGATTGACCAAGCCGTAACGCATTAGCATACGATGGCACCGCCTTTACTGCGGCATCCCTTACCTCGGTAGCAAGCAGAGAGTATCTTCTGCCTGCCTGTGTTTGCCTTCCGACGTTATCTATTTGTTGCCCGGCAATGCTCTGTAGTGCTTTTTTAAGCTCATCAACCTGTAGTAAGTTAGGCATCTCTTGGAACGTAACTGTTCCGTCATCTGCAATGTCTGCCATGATTTGCAGGTTTCTTTTTCCCGCAGTCATCATTTCTTTGTTTGCTTCTTGAATAGCTTGCCGCATCAAAGCGGGCTCAATTGCGCCTACCCGGTTAAGGGTGTTTTCTAAGCTAATGCCAGACGGTGAGGCGTAGTCTATTGGGGTAGAGAATGCCTCGTCATACGCCCGTGAGCGCTGTGGTGCAGTGCGTTGATACGCCTGACCCATAACTGTTTGCGTTCCAACCGGGGCCGCCCCCAAAGCCTCATCCATATATGTAACAAGGTTTTCTGATTGCGCTTTAGATCTTTCAGGGACAACTTGAGCAGATCTAGCCGCTTGCGGAGACCCTAAGTTACTGGCACTGGCAAGAAGGCGTGCTGTCGCAATATCTGCATCAGCAATCATCCCCATTGTGCCTGCGCGTCTAATGTTGTTCACGGCCTCATCTAACGTGGAATTTAAATTTAAACTTTGAGCAATAATAGTTCCAGCTTCAGGGCTAACGCCTAGTTGATCAGCAATCTTCTTGCCCAATCCTTGAACGCCACGCTGACTAACAAACTGTTGACTTGCGCCACCAGCCATTCCCAAAGGCACGCCAAAAATAGCCCCCCACTTGGCCCCTTCTGTAGCTCCCTGCATTCTGCTAGGGTCTGTAGGACCGCCCGTCCCGCCTAAATATCCCGAGACACCTCCCTCACTAGCGCCAAATAATCCGCCAGTTGCTCCATACTTTACTGCAGCTTCAGGAATAGACGATGTGCGCATAACAGGAAGCCTGCTTGCTCCCACAACACCTGTCCCTATTCCTGCGGTCTTGGCAACGGCCGAGGGGATTGGATAGCCTTCCTCTACGCCTCTTTTTAAGTCTCTTATATACTGTGGGTCAGCAATGCCCAACTGACCAGCTAACTCATCAATTCCCTCGCCAACATATGGAATGCTGCCAAGTGTTTTGGCAACGCCAGCAGTAAATGGAGCCTGCTCAGCTAATCCTATTTGACGGGTTCTGTTCATCGCCTCATTTAAGACTGACATCGCCATTTCTTGGTCATCGTTAACCCGACCATCTGGGCCAATAATGGCTACCCTACCAGCATCAACGTCTTGCACAATCCGGCTACCATCGGGTAACTGCATAATTGTATTTGTATACGCTGAAGGGCCAACAGAGGCACTTGTATCATCATCGGGAATGGTCCAAGGCAACCTCTCATCCGGATTCTGGATTGTCCACGGTTTTTGATCAGTCATATTATTGGCCTACTTTTTGCCAGTTGCTTTCAACCATGCGGTCACCCCCAAGGTACTCGTACCCATTAACGACCTGACCTACACTCAAACCAGACAGCGCGGTGTAGAAGTCAGCAATATTTGGCTGTGGGCCTTCATAGCCACGGAGAGTATAGTTTTTGCCAAAGTAGTCAGCCATCGCCTCACGCTGTTTGCGCGAAACCTCCATTTGAAGATACAGCTTTCTCAAGCGTGCAATATTTTTCTCTGGAGATAACATTGGGTTGTAAGCGCGGGAAATCAAACGCTCGCCTTCCTTCTCTGTAAACTGTGCGCCAAGCACTAGCCTCAAGTTTCTCTGCACCACTTCTTCAACTTGCTCTTTGGCATCCTGAGCATCTGGGTTAACGAGCCCAAGCAATCCAACATTATTAATCAAGCCAATGGCGGGGCCTGTTAGCTCTGCGCCTTCCTCTAGATTCTGTAGCACGGTATTAATTTGCGCTACTTGAGCTCCCATATCTGAGCCACCGCCTCTAGTCCATTCCAAATGATCTTTTGCGTAGGCCTTATCTAGTGCCACCAGACCTTCCGGCTGCTTATCGCCACCTAGATCAATCGCAACACCGCCACCGCCAACCTGAGATACTTTGCCTGAGACTCCGCCGACATTGAATATTGCATTTTCCTCGTAAGCGTCAACGCCCATCTGCTTGTTTATTTGTGCGCCAGTCATTTGCGTGTAAGTTTCTTTTGGCGCTTTAAACTGTGATGTAACGTATGCTTGATAAATAGCGCTTGCGTTAGCTGGGTTTGCCTCAATCATATCCGCCACTTGCCGGGCTGTCGGATCATTAGATCTTCGCAGCATCTCTACGGTCTGATTAGATTGTTTTCTTGCGGCTTGCATGGCCATCAGGTCACTAGCACGCTGATCAATAGCGGCGCTGGGGTTCATTCGCATCTGATTAAATGCAGAAGCCAGCCGAGCCATTTTTGTCTGATCCTGAGTGAATCCTTTGACCCTATCCATAAAGCCCTGCTTTGGCGCAGGAGGCTGTTGCATTGCGGGAGCGGGAATAGGGGGTTGCATCATTGGGGCGCCCTGAGATGGCTCCAAAATGCCATCAAGAAGCCCGCCTGACTTAGGAGACTGCAATTCTCGCATCCTCTGCATTCTTTCAAGCTCTGCCTTAACGTCAACAACAGACATATCTCTTAAAGCACTCATTGAGTAAACCTCACATTTGGCCCATTTGACGGGCTTTTTCTATTAATTCCATTATGCCCATGGGGCTTAGTGCCTGCACTGCATTGTCTTGCATAGGGACATACTGCTTCTGCAAAGGCGGCATGGCAGGAGCGTTTATCGTTTCATAACTGTGAGTTTCACCAAGGGGAATGTCAATTTCTAAATTAGATACAGCGCCGCGGGAATTAGCAATTTCTGGCACGATATCGCCAACGGCTATTTCATCCATCACCTTAGCTATATTGTCTATTCCCGCTGAAGGGTCAACGGTCATGTTCGATGCGCTTTCAACCATTTGCGCATCCTCTATCATCTTGCGGATTACGGCTTCCTTATCTGTCTCTGGATTGTACAGGCTATTCATTACAGACCCTCATATACTTTGTCATATCTTACTTAGCCCCAAGCGCAGCAATTTCAGTGCCCATAGCCAGATAATCGAACAGACCCGGATTGTTTTGCGTTGTCTGGCTCTGAGGAATCGGTGAAGCGCCAAGAGCTTGCGACACATAGCCGATAGTTGAGGCTGGCGCCCCGGTGTACCCGGCATACTGCTGCCGTGCCGCGTCAATCAACTGCTGTTGCATCAACTGCTGTATATTACCCTGATTCATAAGATCTGACTGGACATCTCGTCCCATACCAAACCCAAGGTTACCTAAATTAGCGAGCTGTTGCGCACCCTGCATCTGCAGGTTGGCACCCTGTAACCCCATTGACTGGTTAGCAAGATCAGCCTGCATCTGCCGGTTAATATCGCCTGTAGCGGCTTGCTGTGCCTGCTGGAACCCAGCTTGCCGTAGGGCGGCTGATTGTTGCCCAATATTCGCTAAAGCACCCCTCCCAAGCTCGCCCATTGCAACGCCGTGCCTAGAGCCGCCAAATGCTCCAGCGGACTGTGCTTGCGCACCAAGCGTGTTTAGCCCCATCTGCGCAGATCGCATTATGTCAGCGGCATTAGCATCTACAACTTGTTGCGTATATGGATTTTGGTAGCTAGACAGGTCTGCATCGCCAACCGCCCCAGCTTGCACATTCATTGGCTGATACCCTCCAGCCGCAACTGTTCCTGCCATGCCGCCTTGCACAGCCTGCGCGGCTAATTGGTTCATGTTTGCAGCCTGCGGGTTAGTAGTCGCGTCTTGCGCTCTAGTCTGTCCTCCCATAGCCATTATCGTTCCTCCTCTTCTGGAAATTCCGGAAATTGCGGATCAGGCCCCATCCCTCTGTAATCTGCTACAGGGTACTGTCTTAGGTTTTGCTCTAAAGACCCTAAGTTAGACATATAGGGTCCGCCTTGGCTAGATGTTTGGCTAGACGCAAATGGATTGCGCGCATACTGTGCCCCGGTTCCACCAAACAGCGCATCATATCGCGCCTGCTGTTCTGGATTTCGTTGTGCCAGTTCTTGCTGAGCCTGTTCAAAAATAGGAAAGGCACTGTAGCCCATCATGCCGCCGCCGAAGTCCTGCGCTTCAGGCATACCCTGAAAAGGAGAGGAGGGGGTAGCAAAACCAAATGCGTTAGCCGCATCAATCTGGCTCTGAAAAGCCGCTTCTTGCATTGGATTAAACGCCGCAAGGTCTGGACCCATGTATGGCTGATAGCCAATCTGTTGGGCCTGCTCTGCACGCGCTAGGTTTCGGATAGTGGGCTGTTTTGCCCACTCTGGAATTGTTTGTTCTGTTGTCTGGCTTCCGCCTTTTCCACCACTCATCTTATAGCTCCTTGGCTAATGTGGTGAACGATTCGGTCCACCCTTCGTTTTTCAAAACCCTAGACCAGCCTTTTCGGCCAGCTATCGACATTCCGTCACAGCCCTGCGCTTTTGCAAACTGCGCCGCTGAGTCATTCATGTCTACAATCTGATCCATCTCGCCCCCGGCCAAAAATACATGGAATATTTTTTTCTTTGGGAACAGGATAATTTCTGTAACTGCACAGCCTCTTTCAGCAGGCCAAAACTGGTATCTCAGGGAGTGAATGCCTTCAACAATGTCGCTCCACTCATGCGTGCCTCCAGAATACTCTAGGGCGGCCTCAATCCAATCCTTACAGCGTTCTAGCTCTTCGTTGATACTTGCGGCCATTATTTAATCCTGTGTCTTATATGGGCTGATTATACCATTATTGGCGTGATCGCGTGATACTGATTCTAGCCGCCTCAGACGCCGGAGCAAAGGCAGTTGCAGCAGAAGCATCGAGCCAAAGGGCAACGTCATCCACCGCGTAGTTAAACTGTATGTAATCGCCTGCGCTCAGTTCTATCTGGTCTGTTACTGCAAGAATGGAAAAGGCATTATTGTTATGCACTGTCAGGCGCTCAGCGTGGTCTACGTTGGTGCCATTTACAGATAGCCAGTAATACACTGTCTTGCTGGCCGCGCTGCTACTCTTTACCTGTATGTGCCCAGTAATGCTGTAAATCCCTGCCTCAACAAAGTCTATTCGAGTGTTGTCAGATGCGTTAACAGAGATGCCACCATTGGTGCTGGTAGAGTTAAACGGTATCTGATACGCAGTATCGGCAGAGGTAGCTACTTGGCTAGTAGTGCAGGCTATTTCTCCATAACCGTCAGCTAGTACAATTTGCCGCCACTGGTTGTCTTTAGAGATAACCGGGTATCCTTCCCTATCCCATAGAATTATCCCGTCATCGACAGGGGAGTCCCCGGCAACATAGAAAACCAGTCTCGACTTAGTTCTCACCAAGTAATCATTCAGTCTGTCTGCCCACCGCCGGACATCCAAGCCTCCTGCGGGCGGCGGCCTTTCAGCTAGACTCATCTTTTCGCTCCGGGGCTGACTTCTAAGCGCATAGCTCCAGCTCTCCAGTTGGTTGTTTCTTGGCCTTCTATTTTCATACGAACCTGCCTCCCCTGAAATCTAACTGAGGTCGGATTGGATAAATCAAAAGGCCCATGCGTAGTTGCCGGTGCAGTAGGATATAGTCTAGTGGTAAAGTAAACGTCTGCGCTTTCCAATGATGTCACATCCGGAATAAGCCGCGTCACTTTCATTAGATCCTCCCCAGACGCTCCAATCATCAATGGGCCGGTCTCGGCATAAGGCTTATCACTGTCGTAAGAAAACCCAGTTTCTTGGTCGTATAGCTTTCCATCAATTCCAAACCATATTGGATTGCTGAATACGCCAACATCAAACCCAGCCGACCGGGCCATTTTCCCTACTGTCCAGATGTCTTCTCTGTAGTCATAAGCAACATAGCTGTCATTGTCTTCAGCATCGGTGCCGGTAGAGTAGAACCACCAAATCTCGTTATGTTGAGCATTGTGGACGCCAAACACTTTACTGTTTTGCGACTTGTTTATATTGTCAAACACCCTGTCATGGACGGCGCACTGTAGCTCTCTTACGCCTGAGCCATCATACGCAAAGAAGCCGTTATTCCCCATCCAGAAAGCCCCTTCGTGGATTCCTACAGCAGACATTCTAGATATAGCGCCACAGGAACCGCTTACTCTTTCAAAGCCGTAAACAAAGGGAGGGCCACTGTAAGTTGCAACGTGGGCATCCGTTGTTGTCAGAATCAGCGTCCGCCCTCGAACCTTTACTGCCTGCTGTATTCTTCCTGTTGTTGTTAGCTCGAAGTCACCGGCCTGATTAGTAGCTGTTGGCGTCCAGTCGGTGTTGTCTTCTCTATCGCACCACTGAACCTTTCTTGGGTTGTTGCCTGCCCCTAACGCAAATATAAATCGTTCTTCAGTTACGACAATTGCATCGTTGTTAACGGGGGCGTTAGCGAGGGCAGTTGGGAGAACGGATGTGTTCAGTTGCCACTCGTATATTTTCCCATCCTCAGACGAGCACGCAACCAGATACTCTCCAAAGTTGCCCATAGACCATGACGTAGCTTCCGCATAAAAAGAATCATTCGCCCTTTCTGTTCCATAGTCTTCTTCACCGAAATCCGCCCCACCGTAACCGGTGTTGGAGGCTTGACCAACAGTCCCTGAACTTAAGCCTACAGGCGTCAGAGACGTTTTAACATTGTCCTGATATATGTGCGACAAAGAATTAAATGTGCCAGCAACTATATGCCTGCCCCCATTGTTGTCGGTCCAAACATGGCAGCCTCTTGGGACAGCGCCAACGGTTTCAGTTCCGCGCTGTAACCATCCGCCAATTGGCCTAAGAGAGCCTTGATCCCAGCGTACTAGGCTTGCATCCAGCCATCTATTTTTGCTGTCTAGGTCTGTTCCGGTGCGATAAACGCCGGGCGGTATTTCTAATGTTATTAGCGCCATTTCTATTTTCTCATTTTCATTATCTTGTCAGCGCCCTTAATGCCAAAACTGGCAGACACTGCGATAAACAATAAATACTGATACCAATCTGGCAGATTATTTAATGCGGCAAATGCTTGCTCAACTCTATTTATTATCGTCATATCATCTACCACTATTGCATAACCAATAAAGAACAGGGGCAAACTTAGTATCAGTGAAAAAAATTCATCTTTCCAGCTATTAGCAGAAGCATCAGCCATCTTAGCTTCCCAGTCAGCATCATTCTGAATCACGTTCATTTTGGCTTCGTGCTTCGCTTTAGCCTGATCAGCTTTGTTCTTTAGGAACCCGCCTGCTAATTCTGCAATGGGGCCAAGTAATAGTTTAAGCATTACAGTATGCCTTTCTCAATTAAAAATAAACCGATTATCAGGGGGTACATACCCCACAGCATCATTTCGCTTTTCTTGAATCGCTGTGATCCCTCTTCTAACCGCTTCTCAATGTTCTGATAGCGAATTAGGCAAGTCTTCTCATGCTCCTCGATCCTAATTAGAGCTTCCTTAACCGTTGCCATTCATGGCTCCTAATATTAGTGCGAATAAAAAATAAACAGCATATCCAAGTACAGCTATTCCTGCGATCTGAATGCTATTCCAAAAGAATGCCTTGCGCTTCCTAGCCTGTAGATAAACAGTCTTCTCTCTCTGGTCTTTGATCTTGCGTCTGAGTGCCACCAGTTCTTTATAGCCCTCTGGGCCGTAGGTGTACATCAGCAGTTCTCTGAGTTCTGCTTCCTGTTGCTTGATCTTTTTTTCGTGCGCGTATATCTCCATTGCTTCCTGCTCAACACTTTTAGAAGCAATAATTCGTTTGAAGAGAGGCGGGTTTTCTGCCCTGCGCTTATGCTCATTGAGATCAGCAACGGCTCCGTACCACCGACCCAACTGAGAGAGAGTATCTTCTACTCCCTTCCCAGCCTTAACCATGCGCTGTATAGTGCCAAAAGCATTGGTCGCTATACTAATCGCTGTTATCGGGTCGATCATTCAGGAGCCCTTCTATTCACTCAGATGCTGATCGGATG